AATCATGTTGATATAGAACTCCCTAAACTCTCTAGAGAGACGATAGACGGTGTTCGCTATTATTCTGTTCCAGATGAGGATGAGTTATTAAAACTTGTTTCGATTACTTCTGTAACGAGTCATTTTAACAAAGAAATATTTGTTAATTGGAGAAAGAAAGTTGGGAATGAAAAGGCAGATAAAATTACAAAAGCTGCCACAACTCGTGGAACTGATATGCATACTCTTACAGAGTATTATCTGAAGAATGAGGAACTACCAAAAGTTCCTCCCATATCTGATTTCTTATTTAAAATATCAAAAGGTAAGTTAAATAAGATAGACAATATTCATACTCTAGAAGGTTCCCTATATAGTAGGGAATTAGGTATTGCAGGAACTGTCGATTGTATTGCAGAGTATAATGGTGAGTTAGCAGTAATAGATTTTAAAACCTCAAAAAAACCAAAACCAAGAGATTGGATCGAACATTATTTTGTTCAATGTATGGCATATGGTTGTATGTTATACGAACTAACAGGAATATCTGTTAAAAAGTTAGTCATCATTATGGCATGTGAAAATGGAGAATGTGTAATTTATGAAGAATACGACAAAGCAAAGTACATCAAATTGCTCGGAAAATATATTAGAAAATTTGTTAACGATAAATTGGAGCTCTATGGAACCCAATAAAGAATTAGAAAAAGTAATTGCAAGTAAATTTCTAACACCACAAAAATTTGCAATAGAAATTGAAAAAATTGTAATCGAAGAGGAACTAAATCACATTGATGCGATATTGCATTATTGTGAAGTAAACAGTTTAGAGATTGAATCAATTACAAAATTAATTTCAAAACCATTAAAAGAAAGATTGAAGTGGGATGCAACTCGTCTTAATTTTATGAAACCTACATCAAGAGCAAAACTACCGTTATAATGCCCCAAGAGTTAGTATGTAATGCTTTTGAAAAACCTTTTCCTCATCTAATAGTAGATAATTTTTATGATGATCAGGAGTTAGAGTTGATATGGGAGGAATTAAAATTTTATACAAAACCAGGTAAATTATTAAAAGCAAAAGAATTTGGTGGTGTTGTTGAAAAGACAAATCATCGTGCTTTACAATTAGATGTTCTTTATAAAGATGAATCACATCTTGAAGATGGTGTGAACTTCAGACCCATATCAAATATTTTAACTCTTAATCGAAAACTTTTTACCTCTGGAATTCTTGAGGTATTTGCTGAAACACATGAGTCTTGTTGGATCGCTCCCATGTCTGATTATGATATCACAAAAGTTAGATATTATCATGATGGTGAACATTATGAACCACATACTGATAAATCTTTTCAGTTTCTAGCATTTTCTTATTTCTACAAAGAACCAAAAAAATTTAGTGGTGGTGAATTGTTCTTCCCTCGACACAATTATGAGTTGACTTGTGAGAATAATTCGATTATAATATTACCAGGTTGGGTAAAACATGGAGTTAAAGAAGTTACGATAAAGGATTCCAATTATTATGATGGTTGGGGTCGTTACTCTATCACTAGTTTCTTTACGAATGCGAATCAGAAGATGATTAATGAAAGTGACACCATTTGAAACTTACCAAACCTATCTTTCGATAAAAAGTCATTTTACTAATCCTAAATATGACTTTTTTAAATATGCAGGTAAGTCTCGTGCTACTGTGACATCATTTAATAAGCGAAAAGATAAGTATTGGTTTGAGAAGACTTCAAGAAAATATAGTGATCAAGAGATACTAGATTTTCTTTTATCAAACTTTGTAAATGCAAACAACCCACAAAACTTATGGATTGGAGAAATTATCAATTCTGGAGAAAAAAACTATTCAGAATGGATGAAAAGGCAGCAGAGTTTGACTTACTTGTTCAAAGAACAAAGCAACAAATTACTGTTAGAGAAAAACTTAGACGAAGTATTAAATTGCTCGAAGGGACACCCAGTAATACTCAAAAGGTATCTGGGTGGAGATCTAAGTTTAGAAACTCTAGTAATTTTCGAAAAAATCTTTTCTTTTGGAAAGAATTTCGATAAAAAACTGAAAGATCCTGTATGGGAAACCGTAAGTTTAAAAATAAAGAAATATATTCCCTTCATAAATATAAATGTGTTCAATTACAAAAAAATTTTAACGGAGGTTATTAGTAATGGCTCTTGATAATAGTGAAGTTCTTAAGAATTTAGAAGAGCAACTGACTCAAGTTCAACAACAAGTTTCAACTGGTCAGGCGACTATCTTAAGACTTCAAGGTGCTATTGAGGTTCTTCAACAAATTGAAGAAAGTAAAAAAGAAGAAACACCAGAAGTTGAAGTTGTAGATGGTGGAGAGGTGGAAGCACCTCCTGTGGAGGGATAATGAGCGACTTCTTTGATTCTGAAATAATTCAGAATGAATTGAAAGAAATCACAAAACTCCAACAAAGTGTTTATGTGTCTATGTTTGATTTTGTAAACATGACACAGCAAGATAGAATTGAACATGTTGAGATGTTATCAATTCTTTTAGAAAAACAAAAAATTATGTATGCTCGATTATCTTTATCAGATGATCCAGAAGCATTGACTATGAAAAAACATCTGGAGAAATCAGTTGAATTGATGGGTTTTCCATCAGGAACTGATATATCAATATTGTTCGATGGTATGGCAAAAACAATTGACAAATTTAAACGAGCAACAGATGTTGACTAAAATAACATTTTCAGTTATAATCAAATTAATCTAAAAAATCCAAATTAATCCGAGGTATCTAAATGTCTTTTGCTAATCTTAAAAAGCAATCAAAACTAGGCTCTCTTACACAAAAACTTGTGAAAGAAGTCGAAAAAATGAATAACACTGGCGGGTCTGCTGATGACCGCAACTGGAAACTAGAGTGTGACAAGTCAGGCAATGGTTATGCAGTTATTCGTTTTCTTCCTGCTCCAGACGGAGAGGATTTACCATTTGTAAAACTATACAGTCATGCCTTCCAAGGTCCTGGCGGTTGGTACATTGAAAATTCTCTTACAACTCTTGGAAAGAAAGATCCTGTTTCTGAGTATAATACTCAATTATGGAACAATGGAACTGATGCAGGAAAAGAAACCGCACGTAAGCAAAAACGTAAACTTACTTATATTAGTAACATCTATGTTGTGAAGGATCCTGCAAATCCTGAGAACGAAGGTAAAGTATTTCTATACAAGTATGGAAAGAAAATCTTTGACAAACTTACAGCAGCAATGCAACCTGAGTTTGAAGATGAAGAAGCAATCGATCCATTCGATTTTTGGCAGGGTGCTAACTTCAAGTTAAAAGCAAAGAATGTCGCTGGTTATCGTAACTATGATAGTTCTGAGTTTACTGCTACAACTCCACTACTTGATGATGACGATGCTCTTGAAGCATTATGGAAGAAAGAGTATTCTCTTGCTGAAATAGTCGCTGACGATCAGTTTAAAACTTACGAAGAACTTAAAACTCGTCTTGGATATGTATTAGGTAATAAAACTACTACTCGTCCAGACCCAGAGAGTTTTGGTGAAGATGATGACCGTGGTTCAGCAGAAGAATTAGTTACTGCTGCTGTATCTACAACACCATCTAGTGTTAATGAAGACGATGACGATGATGCATTGTCATACTTCTCAAAACTCGCATCTGAATAATGAAATATAATCAAATCTGTTTAACTTTATTAGTTATCGCAGCTTGGATTAACTTACTATTTAAGTAATACAAAGAGGTCGCAAGACCTCTTTTTTTATGGTATTGTTATATTTGTATTCTCTGTCTTAATTAAATTATCACTAATTGCTTGTGATGATTGACCATAAATCATGATGTCTCTAAAATCATTAATAAATTGTTGTAGGTATCCTGGTTTTAAAAGAAAGATACTTCTTTTTTCCTCATTCAATCTAACTTCATAATCGTAATTAGATATACCTGTTCGAACATTGGTTCCTTTAACTTCTACAACACCATTTGTATCATAATACTTAAATACAAAATCAGAATCCACAACTTTTCCTTTTTCTAAAATTATACTACCATTACTATTTTTAATTTCTTTTGTTTCAAAGAATCGAGTCGAATTTAAATTATCCCCATACTTTTCAAAGGAGTAATTAAATATGTCTCGATTATTTAACGGCCATTCATTTCGAACATTTACAATACCTGCAGTTGTTAAAACTACCCAATCTAATTCATCATTTCCATAAAATTCTTCTGCTACAGTTTCTGGACGAAACTCATCAGGTATTTCATACTTATCAAATAAAGTAAAAACATTTTGTAGATCATCTCTTAACTTAGTTCTACGAAATAAATTCTTGACTTCTGTATAATCTAAAGAAGATGTTTTATCAGGTAAAAATGACTGATAAAGTAAATTTGGTAGTTCTCTGAAATATCCCATCTTAGTATCCTACTGTGCCATCAGCGTCAAGACCAACTGCATCAAAGTAATCTTGATCATAAATTGGTTCAAGTTCTTTAAATGTTAAATCCATAATCATTGAAACTGGTTCTCTGTTTTCATATGTAGCATAAACTCCCTCACCAGTGTAGTTGACAGATATATCAGTTAAGAAACACTGTTTGAAACGATGTAAGAACGGGTGATTAGCAGCTCCACTTTTGTATCTTAATTCAAATACATTAGGTGTATTTAAAAATAAACTTTGTCTTCCACGACCAGAAGTAACTTTAGGTGCCATATTCATTTTAAATGTTCTTATAATTAACTTACACTGCTCTGCTTCTTCTGGACTTCTTGGTGTCATCTTAAAAGAAAATCTAAAGTTTCTTAATGTGGGACCATTGAACAACAACTCCATATTTGGGTTGAATATTTGTCCCGACTGTCTTGCCAATAATTGATTGACAGTTACGTTTCCACCAAAAGCACCTACAACACCAGTTGCTATATTTGCATTAAATAATTGTTGTGCGTTGTCAAGTTCTAGACCAGAACTTTTTAAAGCATTTTTAAATCCTTCTTTCGCATTATTTGCACTTGTTCCAAGTTTATCTCCAAAACTTCCATCGCTCATCATACCTTGTGCTATGCCAGTTGTGATATCAGTAGTCCCTTGAAGAGCAGCACCAACGATAGTATTCATTTTACTATCACCATAACTTACGCTATTTCCATCTTGAACCTGAGATGGTATTTGTAATAATACTGTGCCTTTATTGACTAATGATTTTGTTGTCAATCCATTTGGTTTTCTTCCTCTTGATGGTAATCTTCTTGTTCCAACACGACCTATTAAATTATCTTGATTACCACTTCTTTCTCTTGCGGATTCATACTGATTGATATCAATTTGTAAATAATCTGTTCTCTCTGTCAACGCTTCATATGGATATCTTAATACACCACCTCGATCTCTGTAGGTTCTTTTAAGATTTTCTCCTTTGAGTGTTGTGCCTTTGTATGAAGATGATTTATTTTCTGTGTTTGTGGTTTTTGACTGACTTGTTTTTTCTCTTTCAGTATCTAATAAATTTCTACCTGTTTCTAGATCAATAGGTCTACCTGTAGCGGTATTGTAAGTGATACCACCAACTGTATAAGTATTATTATTACCTGATAAATCAGTTGTACCTTTAATCCTTTTTGAATCAACTGATGGAACATTAACTGATGGACTACCAGCTCCACCAAATATTGATTTATCTTTTCGTTTTTTATTTTTTTTTATTTGATCTATCGCTTGTGACGGAAATAATGACATATCGACCTGCTTTTTTATCTATTTATACGAAACTTGGCAAAAGGTATTGTTCGCAACGATTCAACTTCATTTGAATTGACAATATGAAGGTTTCCAATCACTTCTTGCCATGTATATTGACGCACATTACCCCAGTGAAAGTTAAGTCCTTTGAATCCCCAGTTGAATACATCTGTGACTGCGACAAGGGGAAACTCATCATACCGAACGTTAGGTGTCTTTGGTTGATATACAAAGGTATAGTAGTTCCCTGCTTCAGGTACCGTCTCTGTTTCTGGAAGTGCTTCAAGTATTTCTACCATCAGATCATCAGGACTTTCAATCCCAATCAAATTATCTGCGATATCTGCGATTCTATCCATTATCTTATACCCAACTCACTCTCAGTTAATACTTTGAACTCTAACCTACGATCCTTACAATATTCTGTTGCTGCTTCCCATTTTGCTTGGTTCTTTGCATACTCACATACTTCACGAACATATGCTTTCGTTTTTCTTTTTTGTACCTTTGGTTCGATGCACTGCTTTTTTGGTTTAATTTCAATCACATACTTCTTAACTTGTCCAGTGCTTTCTCTAACTTTAATATAGAAATCTGGAAAGTATTTGTGAACACGATTATCAATAGGAGACATGTAAGGAATAAAGAATTCCTCACTTCCCCACTCTAAAATATTCTTGTTTGTGTCACAGTATTTCATGAATTTGAGTTCCCATGAAGAGCGATATATTATATTCGTATAATCGCCTCGATACTTCTTCGAAACCCTTGGTCTGAATTTTCCTTTGTAAGTCATCTAAATAGAAATAATAAAAGACTCATATAAGGTATTTAGAGTGGCAGGGTTAGTATCAAGAATAACAATGCAGGATGTCAAGGAGAAACTTGGCAAACTGTCTATAACGAATCAATATCAAGTTAATTTTTCAATATTAAAGAAAACTATAACTGATTACTTAGAATCAATAGGTATTGATAATGCAAAAGATTTTTTATCGAGAGATGCAGGGATACTTTGTTCTGATGCATCTTTACCAGCAAGTGCTTTTGCAACAGGTGAAGTCAAGGATAACTTTATGGGTATTCCGCAAGAGTTTGCTCATACAAGATTATATACTGATATTGATTTTACTTTCTACGTTGATCAAGATTATACTTCACTTCGTATTTTTGAAGGTTGGATGGATTATATTGCAAGTGGAGCAGATAATGACGGTATCGGACCAGGTCAAAGAGGTTTCTACAGAAGATTCAAGTACCCAAATGACTATAAATGTGATACAATGAGTATAACTAAGTTTGAAAAAAATCTGGGAAGAACTTTACTTTATGAATTTGTAAATGCTTTTCCAAAATCAATTACACCTATACCTGTCAATTACGGAACAGCAGACTTATTAAAAGTCACAGTTAGTTTCAACTATGATAGATATGTTGTAACAAGAAGTTAAAATTACCTCTATAAATAAATTTACTGAAGTGTGAAAACATTATGCCTTTACCAAAAATTAATACACCGACTTATGATCTGACGTTACCATCAACTGGCAAAAAGATTAAATATAGACCTTTCTTAGTAAGAGAAGAAAAGATTCTGATCATGGCATTAGAGACAGAAGATATGTCTCAAATTACAAATGCTGTTGTTGAAATATTAAATGACTGTATTCTTACAAAAGGAGTGAGTGTTAATAAACTTGCTACTTTTGACATTGAATATTTGTTTTTAAATGTTCGTGCAAAATCAGTTGGTGAAACAGTTGAAGTTAATATCACATGTCCTGATGATGGAAAAACATCAGTTCAGACTGAAATTAATATTGATTCAATTAAAGTTAAAAAAGTCAGAGGACACAAGAATACCATTAAACTTGATGACCAATACTCAATGAAACTTAAGTATCCCTCAATTACTGAATTTATTGAAAGTAACTTTGAATCTGGTCAAGATGGTGGTGAGGGAAGTGATATTGATAAATCTTTAACCATGATAACATCATGTATTGAAATGATCTATGACAACGAAGAAAGTTGGGATGCTTCAGATTCATCACAGAAAGAATTGGAAGAGTTCATCGAACAACTCAATAGCAAACAATTTAAAGCAATTGAAAAGTTTTTTGAGACAATGCCTAAACTTTCTCATAAAGTCAAGGTCACAAATCCAACCACTGAAGTGGAATCTGAAGTAGTATTGGAGGGACTGGCAAGTTTTTTCACCTAGGTATGGCTCATACTAATCTTGAGTCATACTACAAAGTTAATTTTGCCTTAGTTCAACATCATAAATACTCTTTGACTGAAGTTGAAAACATGATTCCTTGGGAAAGGGAAGTTTATATTACATTATTAAAACAACATATTGAAGAAGAAAAACTAAAACAACAACAAAATAATGGATGAGTCTTCTCCCGTTTACGAAAATTTTATGAATAAAATGTCTACTATGGGTAGTAGACCGAAGATAAACAGAACCACCTTTAATATAGGTGCAAATGTTTTGGAGAAGAGGGTTGCAAATAATTCAAGAAAGATTACAATAATCAAAAGTATATTAAAAAATCAGAAGATTGATATTGGAGAAAAACTAACAACACCAGAACCAGATAAGCAAACTGAAGTATCAAAAGAATTATCGTCAATAAATTCTACATTAATAAGTATTGGAAATATTTTATCTACTGACTTTGCAAATCGTATCGCAATAGAAAAGGGACAGAATAAACTATTAAAAGATCAAAAACAAAAAAGAAGACGTGCTGCTGCTGAAAGTGGAGTTGAAGGTGTTAAGAAGATTGGTAAGGGTTTAGGTAAAATTACATCACCAATCAGAGAAGGTGGATCAAATATATTAAAGGCACTATCATTACTTGGACTTGGTGTTGCGGGAAATCTTGCTTTTGATTTTTTAAAAAGTGATTTTGGTCAGGAAAAAATAGGAGAGTTTTTTACTTTTCTAAAAGATAATTGGAAGTGGATGCTTGGAACTATCATAGGTGTAGGTGGAGCTTTGGCACTCGGTGGTATAATTGCGGGTATTTCTGGAATTAATCTTGCATTAAAGGCGTTAGGCGTAGGTAAGATATTACCTTTAATCGCTTTGGGTGGTTTATTTGCTGCTGGATATTACATACCTAAAATATTTCCAGATTCTGTTAGAACACAAACAGATAAAAAAATTGATAAACTTGTAGAGGAAAAAGGTGTAGATCAAGTAGTTAAGGATTTAAAGAAAGAACAAGAAAATGAAAATAAGTTACTAGGTGCGATTACTGGAACTTCAAGAGAAAGAGCAGAACAAATTTATAGAATAAAAACTGGAAAAATACCTGAGTATGGTTTTTTTGGTGCGAAAGATCCAGAATTAAAAAAACTTATAAAAGAACAAAATAAAAAACCAAAAATAACTGAGATTACATTACCCATCGAAGAATTGTATGGTAGAGAACAAGCACAACAGAATGTTTCTTTACCAGAAACCACTGATGTTCCATATGTCACTTCAATTAATGTTGAGAATGAATATATGGAAAAAACTCCAGAAATACATGGGATAGAACTATAGAATCATGGCATTACCATTAGTAGCACCATTAATAGGATTAGGAAAAGGACTTTTAGGAGGTCTTGCAGGTCTTGGTAAAAAAGCTGCCGTAACAACTGCAGTTAAATCTGCAGTAAACAAAGGAAAGGAGAAAGTTAAAACTAAGATTTCTTCGAGTAGTTTGCCTTCTATATCTCCAAGATATTATGAAAAACCAAAAGAATCAAAGAAATCCACATCAACAACAGGTGGTGGAAATGTAAAGTCAGTTAAAATGAGTGCGGATAGAATTAAAAGTATATTGACTGCTCAAACTAAAATGGTAAATAAATTAAAGTCTGAGAATTCTAAATTTGAAAAACAGGAACTTGAAAGAGAAAAATCAAAAAAAGCAGTAAGTAATCTAAAATCTGGTTTAAAATCTATTGGTTCAAAATTGACATCACCAATTAAAGGAATTACTCGTGGAATTGGAACTGCAATACCTTTACTTATAGCAGGAATTTTAGTTAATAGTCTTGAAGGGATAATAAGTGGTATTAGAAATTATTATGAAAAAAATCTAAAACCAAAAGTCGAATTTGTTCAGAAAAAATTTGATCAACTTAGTAATTTTTTAGCTAATTTTAATAGTGATAAAGAAAGAGTAACAAGAAATAGAAAAAAAGTAGATAAACAACTTGATGATATAAAAAAAGTCATCGATGAGAGTGAACTAGAGGAAGGAGTTAAGAAAATAGAAGAACTAACAAATGAAAAAAATTATAAAAAGATGAGTAAAGAAAATCAGGATAAACTTTTTGTTAAAAGTATGAAAGAAGTTGCACCTGATTATGATCTTTCTGGTTTGAATGTTTCTAAAAATGAAATTTCATCACTACCTTTTAATACGAACATAAATATGGATACATCTAACATGTATGATGAAGATCTTATTGATGAAGATTCAAGTCAAATTTTCATCGTCAATCGACCTTATGTGGTTAAAGGATAGTAGGAGAAAGTAATGTCAGGAAGTGCATCAAGAGCATCAATATATGAAAAAATGCTTCTTCGTAATAATAATACAAATAAAGAAGCGAGTCTTGTAGGTAAAATTTCATCATTTAACTATTTTGAAAGTGTGTATTCACCAGAAGTGACTGCTAATTTAATTTTTTTAGACGCTTCAGGATCGATTCAAGCTAATAAATCACAAGATATTCAAGGGAGATTAGGAACGATTAAATCTTCACTTCCAATTGTGGGAGAGGAGGACCTTGAAGTATTAATTAAATCAGAAAAATCTGGAAGATTAAATTTTACAAAAAAACCTCTACGTGTTAATACTGCTCCTACTGGATCATCAGATGCAAATAGACAAAGTGTTTTTCTATCATTGGTATCAAAACCTGCGATTGATAATGAAGAAATAAATAATCCAACAATTACATACAAGGGTAAAATTAGTAATACAGTTAAGAAAATTTTGAGAGAACTTGATATAACGAATGCTGATATTGATCCAACAAGAAATAGTTATGATTTTATATCAAGATCAAAAGGTGGTTTAGATTTAATTACAGATCTTTGTCGAAGATCAATTCCAGTCAATGGTGATCCAGGATATTTTTTCTATGAAACTCAAGATGGATTTAATTTTAAGTCAATTGATAATCTTATTTCAGAATCACCAGTAGAAACTTATACTTATACTGGAGCACTTTTATCTAATTTAGATAATGATGAAAACGATTTTAGAATTGTTAGACCCCCTATTTTTTTAAAAGATCAAAATGTTAAACAGAGAAAAAAATGGATTTCTTCTCGTAACACATTTTTTAATCCATCAACTCTCAAACATGAAGAAATATTTTATGCTTTGAAAGGATCAGAGGATGTAGATAAATCAGGACAACCAGTTAAAAAAACCTTGGGAAGAAGAGTTGTGGATTATGTGATTCCAGCATTTAAATATGCAACATCAAGAAGTCATGTTTTAGATATTGGTAGTTTAGATTACAGAGAACTTACTCCAAATAATGATCCGAGAGAATGGCAAGCAAAATCTCCGATGAGATATAATCTTTTACATTCTCAAATGATGGAGATACAGGTTCCATGTAATTTAAGATTAAGAGCTGGAAATGTGATTAAAGTTGAAATTGAGAGACAAGGTGATGACAAGGAGTTAGGTGGACTTGATGAACATACAAGTGGAAAGTATTTGGTTCTTCATTTGTGTCATCACTTTGATACTGAGAGATCATTTACTTCAATGACACTTGCTCGTGATACTTATGGTTTATATGTTAAAGATGAAGGAAACAGTAATGAGCAACTTAAAAAAGAAAGTGGTTTAATTTTCAACTAGGGGCAATTTAAATGAATCGAAAAGAAGAAAATAAAAATACTTTTTTTAAAGAGGGTCTACAACACTGGATAGGAAAGATAGTTTCGGTTGATGCACCATCTCAAAGATCTTTATTATCTGGTGTAAGTTGGGGGTATAGATATCGTGTTCGTTTATTGATAGATTATTCAAATCAAGATACCGTAGATGATAATGATGTTTTTGTAGCACAGGCTTTTGTTCCTCTCACTGCAGGAACGGGTGCTGCCGAAAGGTTAGAAACTTTAAAATTATCACCAGGTGATATGGTATTTGGTGTATACTTAGGAGAAGATCATACAGCACCTTTTATTCTTCATGCTTTTGTTAGAACAGAACTTGTAGACAGTAATGACAATGGTAAATTCACAATCAATTCTGGATTTACTGACAAAGTAAAACCTGGTTTAATGGAAGGTCAGGAGATATCTCAAACTGACGGTCCTAATACTCCCCTATTAAAGGAAAAAGCAAATAAAGGAAATGGAAAGGGAAAAGGTGCTCCTGTTGATCAATTAGGAAAATTAAAGGGTGGATTAGATGAAGAAAATGCTGTTGGTGCACTACCAAAACCCCCTATATTAACAAAGGAGGAAAGGATAAAACAATTGAGAGATAAAACTGCTAGGAGAAATGCATCAGAAGGTAATAGAGTGGGTGATATAGTAGACATATCAGAAGAACGTGCTTTTGAAG